AAATACACCCAATCATATGTTCCCGCCTTTGCAAATATTGAAAAGGTTTGAACACCGCCTTGGCTAATATTTTGGGCAACATTTCCAAACGCAACGCTTCTTTCTAAAAGCCACGCGTTCGTTCCGCCGTCTTTATCTGCTTGGCCACTTGTTACGCTTGAATTATTTTTAATCCAAGTAGTATCAAACTGGTTGCTCTGCAACAAAAGATTCTCCCTTCCTTTCTCAATCAATCCGTTGGCGTTCACTCGCGTTGCCGCAAGGTTAAACCCACGGGAAAAAGTAAAGTCCGCACGGGTTTGGTCGTATCCGTTATGGTTGCCCGTCTCGTCCGGTGCTTTGTTTCCGCTTGGGAGTACGTTGTACAATGTGCCGTCCTCGTATACGGATGGCACCATTAAAAGGCTCGCTTTGTCTATTAGTGCCATATTAAGATAGTGCGTTAATGGCCGCCGTGATGGCCGCCGTGTTTTCTATTGTTGCGTCTTTATCTACTGCAAGGGCTTCCATCGTCGCTAATGATGCCGATGGGCTGGCCACATCATCCAAACTATACCACGCCTTTAAACCGCTTTTTTCGCTCGCCTCTAATGCGTCATACGATTTCCACATCACGGAATTTATCTCATCGCTTGACAACGCGCGGTTCCATATTGCGACGTTGGCGAGGTTGCCGGATAGGTGTTCGGTTGCTGGTGTTGTTAGGCGTCCAATGTTCCAATTTGTAGTGTTTGACCACCCGCTTGGCGCGTGTGCCCGTGAACCTTCAAGGCTTCCGTCAATGTATAAGTCGGTATCGGTTCCGTCCGATACTAATGTCAAATAAAACCATTTGTTCGCGCTTGTGGCCGTCACATTAATGGATGGAGCACCAAGCCAAGATGAACCATTTCCTAAATAAACATAAGTTTCATTGCCTCCTAATCTATTTAATGAAATAGCAATGCTATTGTGAGGACTTGTGTTTAATAAAGTGTTTGTGCTTTTGCTTCCATCGTAATAACACCACGCGCCAATTGATATTGCGCTTGTTGTTATGTCGCTCGGAATGCTTATGTAATCACTCGCCCCGTCGAACTCTGCCGAACCTTGGGCGGGGTGTGAAATGCCAGCGGTGGTGAACTTGTTAAACATAACAAGTCCCTCCTTGACTATTGATGCACCTTTGAACAATCCTCTCCGGAGGAGGTAGTAGAATTGAGATTGTTTCATTCATCTTCTATTTTATGTATGTTTTGTAAAAATAAGTATCATTTGACGACCTCATCGGATCGTTGGCGTTCAATTATTTGGCTTTGCGTTGAATGATGAACCACGCGTCATTGTGGGCCAACAACATCACCCCATCATAATCGCGATTGAATGCGAATTCCCCGTTGCCGTCAATGGTTTCCCCTTCAGCCGGGCGGAGATTCACAATCTTATTCGCGGCGATGGTACCGTCCGATTTGAATCGCAACAATCGCCCTTCGTTATCGGATGCCCTCGGCAAATTGATTGTTGCCGTGCCCGTCGTTCCCGACCACGTGTTGAATATCATATAATCGGTGTCGGTGACGTCGTAACTTGATCCAGGCGAATTCGTGACATCTTTGATGTTCTCAATCAAAAATCCGTCGTGCGTCAATCCCGCCTCCAAATGGGTGTCGCCCGTGACTACGGCCGAACCATTGATTTGTCCACCCGTGGCCGTTTGTTGGTATGGGCCGATTGCTTCATTGTCATATGAAACGGGCATATTCCCAACGCTTCCCGACCCGATGTTTCCATACATCCCCGAATGGTCAAAAATATCCGATGCACCATCATTGATGTCGATTCCGATTTCAGGATCGTCCAACGATGTGGTTGATGTCACGCGTGCAATCTTAAACCATTCGCCTTGGTATTCGTCCATGTTGGCGTTGTAGGTGCCGCGCATTTGTATCCAATATGCAGAATCAAAAACCAATCGGTCTTTGAAATTATGCCCATTGATTGTGGTTCCTTCAAATCGTTTTGCAACGGTTGATTGTAACGCAAGTATTTCCGAAACGGAAAGATTTGCGATGTCAACATATGTGCCCGATGCCCCAAAACGCCATCCCGTTGACGGCACCCACGTCGTTCCGTTGTAGGCATACAAAGATCCGACCGCCCCGGCACCGTCACCCAATCGCGTTTGACCCAAATCAATTTTTGTGGTGGATCCTATTGACGTGGATGTGTTGGATGCGCTGAATGTAGATTCAACGACATTCGACGGGTTGTTGTCGTTCTCATATTTTGCGGTGTTTAATGTAACGCTCCACGCATATGAATTCGGTGATGAAATGAACGTCGGGTCTAAACCGAAATCGTAGAACCCAAGGAAATCGATATCAATGAAGATTTCGCCGTCCTTTGGCAATGGCCCCGTGGAAATCGTTTGCGTTGTGGTTGTTTTGGCCGACACGTCGCGTTCTATTAAATTGCCAGCGAACTTGAATGTGTTGGATGTCGTTGACCACGATCCAGGGCCGAACACTAACGAATTGACGATAATGGAATTTTTCCAATATTGGTTCGCTGAACCATCGCTTGGCTCCAAACGAATCGTCACACCAAACAACGGTGTTGCCGTACCTTGTTGCGGGTTGGAAATATATGTTTGCAATCTTGCTTTCATTTCCAAGATGACGCGACCATTGTCCACGGATGGAATCACACCCACATCAATTTCATCCGATGGGAATGTGACGGCACGACCGATGATGTTTGCCGATGAAACCTTTTGTTGGGTCAACGACACCTTTTTCACCGCTGGCAAATATCGGAATGCGCCTTGTGAACGATAAATGTTCGATTGGTCAACCGCCACATCTAAATCCACCAATCCCGACGTGTACAATGTGCCGTCGGGTAAATAGTTGAATTCGCGAATGGACGCTTTATCGCGCAATCCAATTTGCTCAAATCGGAACGAGGTATCAAAATAAAATCTTGCGCTAAATGTCACACATATTTCACGAATGATTTTCAATGCATTTGTGAACGTTCTTGTTCCGTTATCTAAATATTCGGTGTACGCTTTTAAATCAAAACGCGTCAACGTCATTGGATCAACATTTGCATCGAATGTTTGTTCTTGTGCCCACGCATTGGTGACGTTAGTCAACAATATATCCGTGCCCTCAAACATTGATGCAATGCCAGCGGTGTCTAAAATATCAACCAATATTTCCTTGATCGTCTTTTTACTATTCGCCAACCCGAATTCATAATCAATCGTCGACAATATTGAAATGCCGTCGGCGGCCCTGAACGACACCAATCGCGGTTTGGATTCGTCGGATTCTTCAATAAGATCCTGGACAATATATCCCGCCCAAAAGAAATCGTAATATTTCGTTTTTTCCTCATACGGCGTCGCGAACATCACCATTCCATCTTCAACGACTTTCGTGGTGTTGTACCACCCGTCAAGGTCGTCACCCGCTTCGTATTTGCTTCGGTATATCTTGACGTAAAAACGTTTGTCTTGTTGCGTTAAAATGTCCGACAACAACGTGTCGAATGCTGAATCTTGGTTGTAGAGGTTGAACGTCACCGACGACCCAATGATTGGGGAATACAATGCATCGACCTCCCCATCGTGTGTCAATTGGAAACCGTTGCCGTCACAATACACACGTGTTTCCGTGCCCGTGAATGCCGTGTCCCAAATTTCCAACAAATAAAAGTCGCCGCGTAACGTGCGAAATTCCGTGTAGTACCTAACGTTTGCCATATATTAAAAACCGCGTTGTCGTGTTCTATTTCGTGACGCCCTATCGTTGGACAACAAGATGTCGGCACCCGACAACCTTCCGAATATCTCAATCGATTGCGAACCGCTTCCGAGTCCGCCCGGCATCATAAACGATGGGACACCCATTCCACCGCCAATGGCTTTGAATGCGGTGCCGAATGATTCCATTGACAATCCAGCCAATCCGCCCGTGGCCAATGTCAGCACCAAGGCCAACACCGCGGTCGCGGCAATGACGGCAATGATTTGTGCCAACATCGCCTTCAATCCTTCTCCGAATGTTTTGAAGAAACTTTCGCCACCCGTCAACGCCGATTCAAACGATTGGGTCAATGTGGATCCGATGATATCGGAAATGCCCATGAATGTGTCTTGCATCTTTTGGCCCGCTGAAACAAATGTTTCCACGGAATGCGTGACCTTGGCGAACGACATCGGTGCCGTTTCCGACATTTCGTCCATCAATCGTATGTACTGACGCATCGACTCGCCAGCCATAAAATATGCCTCGTTGTGTTTCTTTACAACCTCGATATTGTCCTCAACAACGGGTGTTGATTCCTCAATCTTTTCGGTGACTTCTTCTTGTACCTCTACCGTTTCACCCAACAATGAATTCAATGCCGCCAATGTTTGTTGGCGGTATTCTTCCAGTCGGGTGACGTTCTTGATGTACGTTGAATTCTTTGGATATAATGCTAAATCGTGTTTGTTGGTTTCGATGCGCTTTTCCAACAACGCCAATTGATTCCGCAATTGTTCTTCGGTCTTGTCGTCAATGGCGAACGCTTCACCGAACGGTTGGAAGAATGTTTTGACCAACGCCAATTTGACTTTCAACAATGCATTGTATGCGGGCAACAACCCCTCACCGATTTCCGTTTTGAGGTTTTCGATTTCCGCCTTTTGTTGCGCCATCCGTTCGGACGTCAGCAATGTGGCGTCCCCGGCTTCACCCATCTGCTTTTCGATGATGTTTCCAACCGCCGTGGCCATATCGCCAGTCTTGTTGAATTCCTCACGAACTTGGGTTGCGCTGAAACCAAGGTTATCCAAAATCGGAATCGACTTCCGCGCGATACCCAATACAATGGATTCGGCCATGTAGTCAATCGATTCACCCGTTTCGGTTGCACGTTGTTGGGCAAACCCTAAAAGGTTGCCCAATTGGTTCAATGGGATGTTGAAGTTTTTGGCTTTTACCGCCATCTTCATCAACTCCAAATCGTTGATGGTGCCCTTGGTTGCCTTGCGTAATTTAGACAACAACAACGGATCGTTGATGCGGTCGAATGCACGCTTGACGCCCTCGGCTTGTGACGCTAAATTGATGGCCTCGCCCGTGAATTGACGAATCGCATCCACGGCGAACGATGCCCCAATGACACCGCCCAACGCCGTGAAACCCCTCGACATCTTCGACAACGAATTGTCGATGTTGGTAATGCCCCGACGGAAGTCCTTGAGATCCGCGCCGAATTTTAAATCAATTTGTGGTTTCGCCATCGCCGAACACTTGTTTTATTGCTTTTTGTACTTCTTCAAAAGTGGCCGCCCGGTGAACGCGTTTTCTTGTTTCCCAAGGGAACGCAATCAAATCGCGCGGTTTTATTTTTCTTTTTGTGTGTGGCGCAATCGTTATCGCGGCCAACCATCGTGTCGTTTCCCATTTCGTTTGCATCTCGTGTTCGATGATGCGCTGGAAACCTTTCCGTTTGTTTTGGAATTGCCTTGGCGTCATATCATACAACTCGCCGATGGTCAATCCCATTTCGCCCAACCCGATGGATTCTAAATCATCCCAATCAAATGATTCGGCCTCGTGTTGGGCGTTTACTTTTTTTCGGTTTCGTCCGTAGGCTTGGCAAACGATTCCACGAAATACGCGACACATTGTTCGATGAGCGTTGCATCTTCATCCAACAAATCGGCCACATCATCCAACGTCATATTGAATTCAACCTTTTCAACGCGTGCGCCGTCTTTCAATCCCGCCCATATTAATGCGATGGCGTAATCAATAGACATTGAATCTTGCAATTGTGCCAATTGATCCAGGGCGATGCCCGTTTGATTGCTGAACAATCGCAATGCGTTAAACCCGTATTTCACCGGATATTCTTTGCCGTTTACCTTAACTTGTTTTGTCATTGTGTTTGTGTGTTTAATAAAGGGGACGCCCGATGGACGCCCCCGGTTTTTGTTATGCTACCGACGATTGTGCCAATGTGCTTGTTCCTTGGAACGAGAACGAGAACGTTGCGTTATCTTCAAATCCAGCATCGTTGCTGAATTCGGTGAAATAGCCTTGTCCCGAATATGCGATTTCGCCACTTGTGGTTGAACCGAATTTCACATATACTTTGGTGCGGTTTGACACGAATGTGAACAAATCGTCAGGGGTTGCCTTTCCGGAGTTACTGTAAACGACCAAACCTTCGCCGGACAATGTCCACGATTTTTGACCTTCCAATACTTCCATCCAACCCGCCGATTCCTTTGTCGAGATGTCGCGTGTTGCCATTGATACCGCCAATGATGCGGATGTCATTTTACCGATGATTTCGTAAGTCAAATCGTCGGATGATACTTGAATCACAACGTCAGTTGAATTCATTACGGATGTTGACGCCATTTTTTATCCTTTTTTTAATTCTTAATAATTCGAAAATTTAAATCAATTTCAACGCCGAATGTTTCCTCATCTACGTTGAACACCTCCGAAACGGTGTCAAACGAACACGATTGGACACTCACGCCCAAAATTGTTTCTTCCATGCGAACGAATGCGGATCGCACGTTGTCGACCGCCGTTTGCAATGTGCCGTAATTCGTCCCAACCATTGTGATTGAAACGTTTACGATGTCAATATGTGAATCGGAATCTTTTGAACCTTCCGTGCGGATGGATGTAGTGTCGTAAACCACAAAAGGCGTTGCGCCACCTTGCGCCCCGATGACGGGGTAAACACGACCACCAAACACGTCGTTCAATGCCGATGTATTGTCAAATTTATATTTGATGACCTTCCCAATCATTTCAATCCGATTTTTTGGGTGAACCCAAGTTTTTTGATTTCAGCACCTAAATATTGACTGAATGCCATTTTGATTTTTGGGGCGGCAAATCGTTCACCGATTCGGATGGCATTCGCCGACCAATTGAAGTTTTGGCCGTTGTATCGTGATCCGTCACGGAATCGCAACCAACCGAATGAAATGAATCCAGCGAACCAACCGCCCTTTTCAGGGTGTCGGTATGCGCCCGTTTTCCGTGGACCGACCGACGCAACGATTCCGTCAACGCCTGGATCTTGCTTTGGAAACTTCACCGCAATGGATTGTTTCAATTGACCGGGAATGATTTCCGCGTACACGCTACCGTTTCGGTACACCGCGAACACTTCATCGGCATCGGTGATTTGTGATTTGTACAAACGAACGACGGGTTTCAAACCCTTGCGCGCGGCCTTTTTCAAGACACGCTTGCGCACACGTTCGTCCAACTTCTTCAAATCGCGCATCACACGTTTGTCGCCGACCATTGTCACTTTCACGTTACTCATTCCGCGTCGGTATATTCGCAACGAATCATTTGAAATGCCTTGCGGGCATCTGCCGATTGTATTGCGTGGATTTTGTATGTTTCGTTGTTGTATGTTATCCGCATTTGTTCGTTTATATCCGAACGGTAGCGAATGAAAAAATCGACACGTTTCGTCGCCGAAATCATATCGCCGTTTTCACCTTCGTCGCCGACCTTTTCCACAACCTTCGCCCATACGTTTGCCAACGTGCCGAATGATTTGGTTTTTTGTCCAAACGCATCGGTCGTGGTGGTGTACGACTGAATCGTGATTCGTCGGTCTAATTGTCCCGCCTGGTCAATCATTAGAACGTGAAGATTCGGTAAGGGTTCCACAAATATTCGGATGCCGTTGGCAACGCACGAACGCGGTCGTTACGTTGATCGTACAAATCCGAAATGACCAACATCATTCCTTGAATCAATGGCTTCGGAATCGCTGACACGTCCGAACCCACAACATAACGCACAATCACTTGATTGACAACACCAGCCGCGGCAAACCAACCCGATGTGGATTGAATTCGTCCCGGTTCGGAAATCAAATCCGTGATGTATGCATCCGTCGAAACCGTCACTTCCGATCCGATTTCGTCCACATATTTCACCGATGATATTGACGCCACGGGGCCACGCGATAAATAAATGAGGTTCGATAAGTTGTTCCAACGATTCGTTGGGAATTTATCGAAATACTCATCGATTGTCGTGGTCACTAAAATACGGCGCGTGTATTCTTCACACATTTGACGTGCGGCCGTGATTAGGGCCTCAATCAATGTGTCGTCATCACTATGGTCGACGCGGAGAAAATTCTTTGCCTCGGTCAATGTGATGGGTTCCGTCGCCGCTGGCGTTACAATATCAAATGCCATTTATCGGGTTTCTTTTGATGTGGTTTTCTTTACTGCCTTTTTTGCACGCTTTTTTGGTGGTTCTGCGATGGCCTCGCAAAAACCAGCGTTCAAAAAATCTGTCACCATTTCGGTGGAGTGGATTTCCACCACCGCATTCTTGCGATAATGGAAACCACTTCCCGAAATAGATTTGAGAAATCTAACTTTCATTGATTACGCTTGAGCCAAGTATTTCACGGCACGGCTATCAAGAACCGCTGAATCTTTGCGAGCGTATGCAACGAAACCAACTTCCAACTCGTCCATGTAACGCTCGTTCAAACGTACCATTTGAACACCGCCAGCAGAACGAACAACGAATTTGCTGAAATCAGCGGCAACCAAAGTTTTGTTTCCAGTCGCGATGCTTGACGCCATATCGTTGTTATAGTAGATATTGTAACCGAACAATTTGTCAGGTTGACCCGCTTCCATTGATGGGATGAAAATTGGGAAATCGTTGGCAGAACCAATACCCAACGCGCGGATGGCGGCAATCACGTTGTCGTGAGCCATCAAACCGAATGTTGGCTTGTTGCGGTAACTTGGGTCGATTGAGTGGATAAGATCCAGGATCTCGTCAGCGGCCAACGCAGTTGCAGACGCCGCGGTTTTACCCAATGTTGCACCCGTGATGATGCCTTGTGGTTGGCTTGAGCCAGTACCGGTAGTGAATGCCGCGTTTGTTGCACGTGCGATTCTTTCACCCATTGATTCAGCCAAGAACGCGTTCAAATCGAATGCGTTGTCTTGCAACAATTGCATTGACACACGTACTTGTGACGCGTAGTTGTATGCGCTCAATTGCTTGTTGCCGAATGTCATATCTTGAACAGTAACGGCCGCCGCTTCGCTTGTTAGGTTAGCATCGGTTGCGGTATCGTTGATTGTTGGGTAATCCAACAATGCACCACCCGCGGTGTTCAATTTTTTAGCCAAACGCTCAACCTCACCGGTGAACAATGACGCCATATCTAATTCGTTGCTGAAATCTTGAGGAACCAAGAAACCACCCAATGAATCAGTACCGGCAATCTGCGTTGATGTACCGCGCAATTCGCCCATGATTGAACGTTCTTCGCTGGTCAACGCGCCCATTCCGTTGCGTAGGTATTTTTCGAATGCACCTTTGCGAGTCGCTTTTGGAGCGGCTTGGCGTGCTTCAGCGTTTGCGGCCAATTCTTTCTTTAATTCGCTTGCGCGCTCCAAAGTGTCGATTTGGTCTTTGATGCTACGTGCATCCGCTTCCATTGCGTCGAATTTCGACTTTTCTTCGGCGTTCAATGAACGTCCTTCTGCTTGCGCCGCGTCAACGATTGCGGTCGCTTGCTTGATCAATTCCGCGCGTTTTCCGCGCAATTCGATGTTTTTCATCGTTTAGAAATTTAAGGTTTTCAATTTATACAAATAAAGGTCGGAATCATTTGATTCGTCCGATTTCGCCTCAACGGATTCGGGGGTGTTTGCCTCCGGTGCCGCATCAACTACGGGTTCATCTTTTGTTTCCAAATCGCGTGTTTTCAATTCCGATGTCGCGTCCGGATAAGCGGGTTGTGCGACTGGCGAAACGTCCAACAATCGTGATACTTTTTCAATGATTCGGTAAGTG